TCAGTCGGTAGAGCAGAGGATTGAAAATCCTTGTGTCGGCGGTTCGATTCCGTCCCAGGCCACCAGATTTGACAAGGGATCGGGCGCTTCGGCGCCCGTTTCTATTTCTGGCACTGTGCCGTGTTTGTGCCGTAGCGTGCCGAGATTGTCCGCGTACGCCGCGATGTGGTCACGGCCGAGGTGGGCGTAGCGCAGCACCATCGCGTAGCTGGCCCACCCGCCGAGCTGCTGCAGCACCGGCAGCGGCGTCCCCGCCTGAACATGCCAGCTCGCCCACGTGTGCCGCAGATCGTGAAAGCGCAGGCCATCGAGGCCCGCACGCCGGCATGCCTTCTGCCACGCGTGGTTGTAGATGCGGCCTACCGGCGCCCCCTGATACGTGAACACGTAATCCCGGTGCTCGCCGCGCTGCTCGGCCAGCACCTCGAGCGCATCCCCATTCAGCGGTACCGAAATCACCCGCTTGGCCTTGGCCTGGTCCGCGTGGATCCATGCGATCGCGCGCGCGGTGTCCACCTGCGCCCACTCGAGCAATCGCACGTTCGACTCGCGCAGGCCGGTGGCCAGCGCGAACCGCGCCATCGGGCGAAGGTGGCTGGGCAGTTCCTCGAGCAGCCGCCGCGCCTGCGGCCGGGTCAGCCAGGTCAGACGACTGCCGCCCTCCGGCAGCTTGCGGATCGGCGGCACAACGTCCACCCAACCCTCCTGCCGGCAATGATTGAGGACGACCGAGAGCGCGGCCATATGCCGGTTCACGGTTGCGCCCACAACGCCATCCTCAAGCTTGGCCTCGATCAGGGCATTGACGCGGTCACGATCGATGTCACGCACCGCGGTGCCCTTGAGCTTGCCAGTCAGCCAGCGCAGACGCTGTTTCACGGTCTCCAGCGAGCGGAGGTGCTGGTTCTGCTTGAGCCAGTGCAACACCGCCGTCTCCCACGTCACCGCCGGGCGCTCGCCGAGCTTCTTTTGCCGCCAGTAATCACTCGCAATCTTGGCGGCAAGCTCTTCCGCTTGGCGACGGTCTTGGGTGCCAAGAGAGCGTCTAACTCGCGAGCCGTCGATGCCGAGGTCAACCCACCAAGGACCGCTTTTTGTTCTTTTGAAGAGCTGCATGCCGGCTGTTCCCCGTACTTTTTCCTAATCCAATCTATCACATCGATATCCACCAACACCCACGCCCGGCCTACCTTCGCCGCCGGCAACCCGTGGCGCCGGATGCATTCCGCCACGGTGTCCGGGGTGGTGAAGAGCCATTCCGCTGCCTGCTCGAGACTCAGCGTCTTCACGTCGCCTCCGCAATATCGTCGTGCTGCGTCCCGCCACTGCCCCCGGTCGTCAGTAGCCGTCGGCGGATCGACATCGCACGAGCCTGCGAGCACCCCAAGAACCGTCGGATAGCAGCGACGGTAGGTTTGATATCGCCGCGCCTTACCGCCGCCGCTACCGCGTCATCGTCATTGCGATCCATGCCGTTACTGGCGCCACTACCGGGCTCGTTACGCGGCTCGGTTGGCGCAGTCACGATCGGCGTCAGCTGCACGGGGCTCGGTAACACCTCCGCGGCGACAGCGTTACGCAGCGACGCGACGCGCAGCCACAGCACGCAGGCCACCAGCTCGAGGCAGATCGACGCAGCCATCTGCGTGCCGAGTAGCACCGTCGCGGCCGGTGCCCCCGTCGCGGCGGCAACCAGTCGCGCAGCGGGGTCTAACCGGGCCCGATCAAGGCTTGCTGCGCGACGCTCGGCTGCAGCGCCAGCCAGCTCGTCCTGGCGGATCGCGCGACGCGCCTCCTGTTCCTCCACCTCGAGCGCCTCGACCCGCAGCTGCAGTCCGGTGATCCGAGCCGCCGCGATCGGACAACTGCGGCAGTTGGCGGCAACGGCCTGCAGCCGTGCGATATCGCCGCGCAGCGTTGCCCGCTCGGCGCTCACCACGGCAAGCGGACGCGCGGCCGCTCGTGCGCCGATTGGCGTGGAGGTGGTTGCCTCGAGCTGCGGCTTCGCTCGCGTGTCGCCGGCATGGCCGTCCGCCGCGGCGAAGAACGTCAGATGACCCCACACCGCGCACATCAGGCAAACGGACCACAACGCCCATCCAGCGGCGTACGGCGCGCGCCGGTTGGTGACGAGCACGGCTGGCAGTTGGTGGACTGCAAAGGTCAGCAGGACGGCGACCGCGGCGATCAGCGTACGCTCGACCAGCGTACCGCCGCGATTCCATGCGCCAGCGGCCGACAGCCAGGCCGCAACCAAAGAGCACAGGGCGGCGAACCCGGTCATGCAGACAACAGCCATTCGGTCATTGAGCCGGATCATCACGCCGCCTCCGCAAGTCGGTCGCCATCGCGCATGTCTCGCTCCGCCAGCTCACAAAAGATCCCGCACTGGACCTCCGGCTCTTTGGGGTAGCTGCCGGCGCTGGGCGACAGCTCGTCCAGATACGTACGCTGTCCGCTTTCGCGCACGATCGACGCGCCGATCTTCCGCTCGAGCGCCGCCATGCGTAAAAACGCCTCGGGAAAATCGATGCGAATCTTGTTCCAGTAGCCGGCGCCCCCCTTCACGCATCCGATGCAGTTATTGTTGCGATAGCCGAGCTGATACATGGCAGGGAGCTGAATATCTGCACGATCGACCAATGCAAGGCAGTCCGCATGCGTCAGCCCCCTCTCGATCAGCACCGGCCACAGCCGGGTGTTGTTGTTGGCGTCGATGAAGTTGTCGACTCGGTGCTGCTCTTCCGACGTGTAGCCGAACACCTGCAAGTCGCCCGCCTGCTGGAATGCTTCACGTACGCGCTTCTTGAGCGCGCGGGTGCACGGCGCGCCGGCTGGCCCGACGATGTATCGCTCGCGCTCAAACACGGTGTAAATCGAACCCGCGAACCGTTCATTGCGCAGCAGCAGAATCGGCACGCCAAACCATGCCTCGCACTCGGCAGCGAAGCGGTCGTTATCCGGATGCTCTTCCGCCACGTGGCAGCGAGCGACCACCAAGGGGAGGCGAGCGCCGCGAGCGTTCTCCTCGATGGCCAGCTTCGTCGCGACGGCAGAGGCCGCACCACATGAGAACCAGCAAACGATGCGGCCAGTCATGCGAGCACCTTGCGCGGGTCTGCCCACTGCAGCGCATAGATCAGCATAGAGAGCCGCGCGCGCCATGGCTTCTCAAGGTGCGCGGTCTGGTGCGAATCGACCGGAATCGGCGCGCCATCGATCGTGTCGAGCGGTTGGCCGGCAAGCAGCTGCGCGGGTGCGAGATCATCCAGCACCGGCGAGCTGGATACCCACCATGCGTACTCGAGCGCGGGATGCTCAGCGGGTGGCGCCTCCACGAGGATAGCCTCCGCAATCGCGAGCAGATTCTCACGCGTCGCGGGCGGGAAGTCGCCAAGCGTCTTGCCGCTCGATTTGGCTTCCGGGTAGAGCCCATTGCAGATGATTTGCGCAACGCGCTCGACGTAGGGCGATGCGGGCAGGGGTAGCGGTTTCATAGTCATGCTGCTTGCTGGAGATGAAGAATGTCGCCGGGGGCTACCGAGCCGCCGGCCGTTGCCTTGTTCTGAACCTGCAGGGTTGCCATCAGCAGCTGGCGGCGCGTGCAACTGCGCTGCATGTCGTCGGTCAGGTTGAGGCCCTGGCCGATGGCGCGAAACTCGTCGCCATTGACACCGAGTCGGCCGCGCTGATGGAAACGCTTGCCCACGTCTGCCACAGCGATGACGGCCGCATGCATGGCATCGCGCAGCTCGTGGTTCTCGGCGAAGTAAAGCGTTGCGACCACCTGGCCCACGTTGATGCGGAACGCCAGCGTGTGCCACGCAGCTTCGGTGGCGGTGCCGTCGAGGATCTTGCTCAGCTCGACGTGCGGGATCAGCTGCAGGTCCACCTCGGCATTGCTGCTGAAGCGGTACATGACCGGCAGGCAGGCTTCACGCGGACGGTGGACGCGACGGCCCTTTCGGTGCTTGCTGGCCGGCATCACTGCACCTCGCTCGAGTTGGAGCCTTGCGCGGGCGAGCTATCACCCGCGACGGCGCTTTCTTTCGACGCAGCCATCTCGGCCGAGTAGAAGTGTCGGCCTTGGTGATTCCACAGCGGTGCGCCTGCCCACCGCAGCCAGCGGCGGATGATCTCGCGTCCGATGTGCTCGGCCAGCTCGCCCGGTTCGTGATCTGTGATGGGCGCGGGGTTCGCTTGGGCGATGTGCCACAGCGCCGCCAGATGTTCGTCCGTGTAGGTCGCCAGATTGCGGGTGTCGATATGGAATGTCACTTCGTGTTTCATGGTTAGCCTTCTAGGTGGCTCAGTCTTCGAAGTCGCCGGCAGCGCGGCGCTTCATGTCAACGTCAGGTGCCCGCGAACGGAATTGGTCTCGTGCAGCCATGGCCCGCGCCGCTGCCGCAACCGTCGTGCGCAACATGTCCGACATGGCGTCGAATGAAGTGGCGATGCGTAGTGCGCGGTGCGTGCGCCGAAGCTGTGCGTCGGTGACGGTGGGCTTAGCCATGGCCGTCTCCCCGTCGAATGAAGCCGTCCCACACGCCACGGCAGTAGCAGATCGTGAAGAACAGGCTCACGACGAACATGCCGGGCTCGCCCGCCTCCCGCGTGAGGCACAACCACGCGGGCTGACCCGCCAAGCCGATCAGCGCAGCCCAGCGCGTGCGGTGCGCACCAGCATTGAACAGATAGACCGATACCAATGCTGTGGCGACCATCCAGAGATTGAGTAGCGCGTACATCAGGCAGCTCCCTCAATCGCACGGGCGCGGCAAAAGCGCGGCGGTGCCGTCAGTTGATCGAGCGCATCGATCTGTGCTTCGAGGCGGGTGCGGGCGAGCGCTGTGAACGCAATGCGCACGCCTTCGTGCGAGACGATGCAGACGAGAAAGGAGGTCATTTGGCGCTCCCCTCTACCGCCTCAACGCTAGGCAGGCTGACTGCCTCGCCGAACGTCAGACGCAGATCACCATCTTTGAGGCGCAGCGAGATGACGAAGGCGTTGCCATCTTCATCAGTGGCGGTGACGCTCTGGATTGCGGTGACCCGCTTATCGCCCTTGATCCCCATCGGCTTGAGGAGCTGACTAGAGTCAACAACAAGGAACTTCACGGCGCTGCACTCGACCTTCACTACGTTCGCGAAAATGCTGATACTCATGCTCAAGCTCCTCTGTTGCCCGAGCGGCCTTCGAAGACCCAGCACTTCACCGTGTCGGGACGTTTCGGGGCGTGTAGATGCTCGGAGTTGAAGCGCGCGTTGATGGCGCTATTGACGACCCGCAGATCGAGGAACTTGCGTTGTCTCGATGTCTTGAGGACACGCTTCAGATCGGTCAGCGGGGGAAGATTCAGGCGGCGGTCGTTCGCCACCTGTTCGAAATGGCGCAGACTGATGGCGATGACGCCATCACCACGAGCGTGGTTGAGCACGGCCGCGTCATCGTCGGCGGACTCGATGTGGTCGTACAGCTCCCAGAATTCCTGCACTAGCGGGTGATCGGCACCGATTGCCTGTTGACGCTCGACGGCCATGCGCACGAGCTGCGCCTGCGCCGCATCGCGGTACTCGCGCGGAAGCGGCACCACCTCGAGCAGACAATCGACCAGCGCCATGATCTGCGCGTGGTTCTTAACCAGCCGCTGGTGCTTCACCTCGGGGTTCTTGGCCAGCAGGTCCTGGTAGTGGGGCATGCGCTCCACGAAGCGAGCCAGAATCGCTTTCTCTTTGAGGATGGCTGACAGCATGAAGCCCGACACATCCTCGACGGCCATCTGCTCGAGCGCACGCGCAGCTGCGAACGTATCGGGACTCTGGCCCGAACGATCGAAGTACACATGCACGATCCGCTGCAGCACTGGCTCGCTGGCGGCCACCTCGGCGTTCTGGCTGATCACCACGGCACCACGGAACGGCGGTTCATACGTCTCGTTGCCAGCGCTCTTCACGCCCCGCGCGCGCGTGCTGCGGCCGTTGTAGGCCGTTTTCAGCTCGTTCCAGTCGAACCCTTTCACCTTGGCGCCGTCTTCGCCACGGTCGCCTTCGATCAGCACCACCGGCAGGTTGGAAACCTGCGCGAAGTTACGTGCGCGCGCCGCCAGCGAGGACTTCGAGGGATCGAACCCTTCGTAGTCGCGACGCCCGCATAGCTTCCACAGGAACTCGATCAGCGTCGATTTGCCGGCGCCCGGCTCGCCGACCACCTCGAGGAACGGGAAGCTCTTCTGCTTGATGCCTTCGCCCTCGCGGATCTGTTCCGCGAACAGGCTCCCGAGCCAGAACGCGAGCGCGACGATGGCCTTGGCGCCAAACGCGCGCCACAGCAGCTCCAGCCATTCGTATGTGAGCGCCTTGAGGTCGGTGTTGATCGACAGCCCGGCGGATCCGCCGATGGTCTTGATCGAGAGCCTGCCCACGTCGAAAAAGTCTTCGTCATTGAGCGAGTAACGCTTGCCGTCCTTGACCGCGACATCGGCGTAGATGTAGCACCCGTGCTCCTTGCTGTATCCAACGAAGTCGATGGTCTGCACGCTCTTGATGCGGTGCATCTGCTCCTTGAGGTAGGAGTCGAGCTGGCCGTTGGAGCCGGTGTAGAACGCGCCGGGTGCCACCGCCAGCAGCCGCTTTTTGAACTCGCCAGCCGATGCGATCTGCGAGCTGGTGAACGTGTTCTTGGCAGGCTCGGATTCGTGCGGGAATGCGACGCGGAAGTAGTACCAAGCTTCGTCGGTGGCTGCATTCGCCTGGTAGTACAGAACCGTGGGTAGGCACGTCGCGATATTGGACACGGTGCCCGCCTTGAGCATCGCCTCGTCGCGCAGCTCGTCCTCTTCCATGTCCGGGTGCGCATGGCGTACAGCATCCATTTCGCGCGTCAGCGCGTCCAGATCGACCTTGAACCAGTAGAGCTTGCTGTCGAAGTCGAAGGCGAACTGGCTCATGCTGGTGCGGCCGTAGATCAGGCGCGCCTTTTCCGCCGCGCTGGGGGCCCCCATCAGATCGCCAAGGTAGCGGTACTCGCTGATGTCGTGCTCGGTGAGCTTGCCGAGCTGATGCAGATCGTTCCAGTCCCGCTTCTTCGCGCCCACCTGTTTGGGCACTGCAATGGACGCTTCCCAACCTTCGTCGCGGCTTCGCTTGAGCCACTGCTTCGCAAAGCGGGTGCCGGCCTTATCGGCATCGAGAGCCCACACCAGCCGGGGCCGAGGCTTATCGTTGGCGGCGCACTGCTCGAGCAGGCCGCGCAGCGCCAGCGCGGGATAGTTGTTGCACGACATGGCCGACACTGCCGTGATGCCATGGTGTGACAGCGCGATGTTGTCGAAGATACCCTCGACAATCCACAGCTCGTCAGCGGCCGGAAGATTGGCGCCAGCCGGTTGCCACCACATGCCGCCGTAGCTGCCGTGGAACGTCGCCTTGCGATCGCCGAAGCGATGCGCCTGGTCGATGATGCGTTCCCACCAGACACCGGCGCCCAACACGAAGCGCACGGTCGCACTGCCGATCTTCAGCTCGTGGCTGTAGTAGCTTTCCTGCGTGTACCAGTCGCGAACCTTTGCGAGGTCGAAGCCGCGGGCATCGCGCATGTACGCGTCGGCCGATGCCTTGGGATTCTCCGGTGTGGCTTGGAACCGATCCGACCAGCTCTCGAACAAATCCGGATACAGATCTTTGATGTGCAGCTCGGCGCCGCAGTGGTTGAGGCGATTGCAGCGCACCACCCACGGTGCTTCGCCGTATGCCCACAGGGTCTTCTTGCCGCATGAGGGACACACGCCGCTTTCCAGCTTCTCGCCACCGCGCTTTTCTTTGAAGCTGTAGTCACGCAGCAATCGGCCAGCGGCCTCGCGCAGGATTGCATCCGTGTTGTCGCTACGGGATGAGTTCATGAATCTTCAGGCAAAAGGAGTTCCGCACGCCCTGAAAGCAGGGCGCGTCGGTGTGAATCGAAAGGGCGGGGGAAAGACCTAGGTCAGGTCTTCAGTAAATCCAGCTGCCTGTCATCGATGGCAGCCATGCGCTGGCGTGCGACGGGCAGGTAAGCATGAGGGTTGGGCTTCATGCTCGGCGCGATCGTCGTGATCACGGAGGTGATGGCCTTGCAGGTGTATGCGCAATCCACGTTGGGGCATTGCCAGTAGCTCTCTTTGGAGAGCAGCGACACCTCGCGGCTGGTGCGGATCTTCATGCGCGATTCGCAATGTGGGCAGGTCAGTTTCACAGCGTTTTCCCCGGAGGTACGACCAATTTAAAAGCACGGCGTTTGCCCGTCATGCGCTCTGTGGCGCGACGAATGCGGGCTTTGGCCAGCCACTCAGCAGCTTGTTCAAGGGAACCCAGTCCTTGCTGCTGGCGCACTTCTTCCAACACTGCCTCCAGTTGCTCGGTCAGTTGGATTTCGATGTCCGGCATCTTCTCGGCAGCTCTAAAGTCACTTCGTTCAGGCGCTGCGCGCCTCTACATTCGACCCCAACGCCAGCATCTCCTCAGCTTCACGGAAGATGATCTGGCGCAGCAGCGTCGCCGGCTGTTCGCCCTGGTAATTGGCCAGCGCCGTGATCAGGGCGAACTCGTAGTCGTTGAAGCGCAGAACCATGCGGTTGTCGCGCACTCGTTTCGGATCGGGATACATACAGTCCTCGACAGAAATGGGTATGGGCACAACGCTCAGGACGAGCGGCCTTCGTACACGGCCAGCCCTTCGAGCAACACCAGACGGGCAAGGCTCGACACGGACCGGTTCTCCTTGAGAGCGATGCGCTCGAGCTTCTGCCGTTCTGCAGGGAGCAGGCGCACGCATACCGGCTTGTCGCTGAGCACACCGCGAGGGGAGCGGGTCCGAGGCGTTTTGGCTTGGGTCATGGCGGATATACTTGTGTGAGTTAGCGTTGCACAACGGCATTATTGCAGAAATCTGCAATGTGTCAATAACGGTAAGCAGAAATATGCATATCCACACGCGGCTGGTGGAGGAGCGCGAGCGCCTTGGTCTTACGCAAACAGAAATGGCGAAACAAGGCGGCGTGGCTTTCCGAACCTATTGCGACTACGAATCCGGGAAAAGCGAACCGCGAGCGTCTTTCTTCTTTGAGGCGTCAAGGCAGGGGCTCGACGTTCAGTACGTCGTGACCGGCCACCGTTCTGGCAGCACGATGAAACCTGACGAAGAGATGGTTCTCGTAGGCTATCGAAAGCTCGATGAACGCGGTCGTGCGGGCGTCCTAGCGCTCATCAGTGGCATGCAGCCGCCGACCGAGAAAAAGCACCGTACGGAGATGGTTTTCAAAGGTGCCGTGGGCAGCGTTAACCAGGGCGACTATCACCAGAACGAGGCCCTGATCCTCAAGGTCGGCAGCAAGCCGAAGCGCAAGGCAAAGGCCAAGACCGAATGACGCGGCGGGCTAGGGCGCAATACCCCTCACGTGGCACTTACAGCCGGGCTTCCCTGCCGTTGAATAGCAGCCTCTATCGCAATAACCAGAAGGTGACGGTGGCGTAGAGGCACGCACAACCGATTCCGCGCGACCGTCTCGTAAAGAGAATGGAAACGCGTTTCAAGTTCGACGGGGAAGTCGGTCAGGTCATCGGTGGAAGCGCCACTTTCACAGCGCCACAAACGTTTCACCAGGTCAACAACGTGACACTGAACACGCAAGTAGTGGAGCAACAGTTGTCAATGCGAGAGCGCGTCTGTTTTGCCCGTCGGGTGGAAGACGTGGCAGAAGCAGAGGGAATAAAGCCAGACGCGGTGTACCGCATCCTGCTTGAGGACTACAACGGCGCATCGGGCGGCCGTATCCGACAATGGCTGATCTGCCGCCGACGCTGGCTTGTACCAATTTGTGCAGTTGTGGCAACTGTCGTTGCTGCTCTGACCGCAAGCGCGATATCGAAGGAAGATCCGTCGTTGCACTGCCGCTGGGAAGGCAAGGAGTTCTCGGTCGGCGCGGTTTCTAACATGGGGACACGCGACGTGTATGAATGCGTCCACGATCTAAATGCGCATGCCTATCCTTACTGGATCCCCGCACGCAATCTCGCCGGGCAAGGCATCACCCAGCAAGGGTAGCGCAGCGATGTATTGAGTTGTTTAAACAAGCGAACATATCAATGGAAGCGGAAAAAACAGCCGTAATACTTGCAAGATTACGCCTTGGCGAAAGCGCCGCGAGTATGGAATGGCGCATTAAAATGCTACGCGCATATGCGCGCGAGAACGGGCTGGCCATTATTAAAGAGTTCACTGGATTCGAAAACAATCCCTTGCACGAAAGCGATTTATTCGACGAATCACTCAACTTCATCGATGATCAGGCCAGTAAGATCACGATCATTCTCTACGACGATTGCATTCTTGAAGACTCCGCTATCTCCAAGAGATATAAGCAGCTCACGGAGAATGGAAAAGTTGAACTCGACAATTTTTTTCACCCATGCTTCGTAGAGCCAACCAATTCGCAGATAAAGATCTGGCGTTATTTGACCCTTCCGAAGTTTATTGAGCTTCTTCATAGCAGAGAATTATTCTTCTCTAGGGCCGATGTGCTTCGAAACGACGATAGGTCTGAGGGGACGACGCTAACTAACGCGGGGCGCGCCGCGGTTGAAATGCTTCGGCTAATCGCTCACCACCACGGTGCGCAACCTCTTCCCGGCCAGCCAGATATCACCGTTGCTCAGATGGTTTCGTTACTCGCAACAAAGAATCAGGCGCATGACGAATTGTTGAAACAATTTTTCATAAGCTGCTGGCACATGAATGAGCACGAGAACTTCGCAATGTGGAGGGTATATTCCGAACCATTCGGCGTTTGCATTCAATCAACATACGACAGCCTTGTTGATAGCTTTAATGATACGGAGTACGGGTTTTATCGCAAAGATAAAAAGGTGTATGCCGGCGAAGTAAAATATGTAGACTGGGATAATTATTACATTCCGGGGGACAACGCTTTCTGGCCTGTAATGCATAAGAAAAGGGAGTTCGGCTACGAGCGAGAATTGCGTTGTATCGTTTGGGCGTCAGGAAAGGAGTTAGTTAAGGTCGGGGTAGAATTGGATAAACTAGTGCATAGGATTTATATAAACCCCTACACGCCTGCTTGGTTTCATCAAGTTATTGCGGGTCTTTGCAACAAATACGGCTTGGGTGAAGATCGGATCATTCAATCATCACTGACATAAGGAAGCTGGGGCGCGCAGGGCAACCTGTATGGGGATCATGCCCTTTGCGCTAAAGATCGGAAGGCCGAGTGGATGTGTCAGGCCGCCAGTGACGAAGCATTCGTCAGGCGATCATTCGCGGCCTGGTGGTAGCTTGCCTCCAGCTCGCAGCCGATCCAGCGATGACCGGCCTCCTTTGCCGCCACGAGAAACGTTCCGGATCCTGCAAATGGATCGCACACCACGCTACCCCGAGGCACCAGACGGACGACCTCTTGTGCCAGCCCCATCGGTTTTTCTGTCATGTGTCGCTTCGGCCGAGGAAGCCGCTCGGAAAACACCCCCGGCAGGTGCACCTTGTGATCGGTCGGCACGGCACCCTTGGTGGCCCACACCATGAATTCAGCCTGCTGCGAAAAGCCGCCAGTCCGCGGTCGAGCACCGCCGGGCGTCTTGTCCCACACCGCGATGCTGCGCCAGATGAAACCCGCGCCCTGAATGGCATCGGTCAGGCTGGGCAATTGCCGCCAATCCACGAAGCAGACGAGCTGGCCGCTGTCCTTTGTGGCACGGAACGCCTCGCCCAGCCAGCTCATGCACCAGAAGGTCCACGAACGCTGATCCTTGTTGTCGTGATGGAACTCGGGATAGACGGTCTTCACGTCGCCGCCGATGTATTTCTGGCCCGGCGTCTGCGCACGTGTGCTGGCGTGCAGGCCGCCGGACGAGTAGGGCGGATCCGTGAAGAAAAGGTCGACGGACTTGTCAGGCAGGCCGCGCAGCACGTCCATGGCATTGCTGCGGTAGAGACAGTCGAGTTGGGCCGGCGCGTGGGCGGTCGGGGTCATGGATAGCATCTCCAGTACACGAAGCTCGCCGGCTTTCTGGTGCGGGGCGCTCGGCCCTCAATTGATTCATCGTGCCGCATCGTGGGCACTTGATAGCAAGGCGAACGTAGTCGCCCATGCCAAGCTTACGGTTGCAGCTGCCGCAGCGGATTTCCTGCATTTCTTTGCTCTTCCAGCAATGTGCTAGGATGCCGGCGCCTCGCGAGGTGGCGCGGCCCTGGCCGAACTGGCAGGCTGCATCTGCTGGGACGGGGCGGGGCCGGTGCTCCAACACCGACCACGTCGCCGCGTCTTTTCATTCCTGTGCCGACATCAAGCCGGCGCGCCCCTTGCGAGGCTCCTCGTCATGGAGTGCCGTAGTTCTCAGCGACACTCATTCTGCAGGCACATGAATTATCAAAGGCTCGCGTCTCGTTGATCACATTGAGCTGTTGTGCGACCGAACCGTACAACAGCTACTCGCCCGGCGATCGCGCTTCGACATCCGCCACCAGGTCGCTGCTATTGCTGATCATGAGAGTCAGCATGCCTGCAATAGAGCGATTCCGAGCCGCAATGCCCAGCTTCGAGGCCACCTCAGGCAAAGCGAGCTCGTACATGCGCAGAATAAACATTCCGACCTCGACGGCGAATTTTGCGGAGTTCACAAACTGCAGACCATGACCATGTAGAAAGGTAATCTGGAACTGAGGATCACCTTGGGTCTCGAGGAGCTTCATATTGCTGAAAAGCGCCTGCTCGTTTGGATGCGCCCCTTCGTCAATAGCGGACTGGTACAGGAACTTGCCCCACTCTGCCGCCTTCTGACCTTCATCGGTGAGCGCAGCGACCTTGCTCGCGATGTTTGACACGGTGAACTCTCGCCCCCATTGCCGCAACTCATCCTTGTTCGTCGGCTTGTCGAGCCACCGACGCGCGGCGGATTGATCTCGGACTAGATGCCAAGCATAAAACGCCGACTCGATCGCAGAGCGGCCGACAGGGTATGTCGCAAGGCAGTGCCCGCTAGAGGCCGACCGTGCCGCAGCGAGATACTGGCTATGGGCTTGCACAAACAACAGCCGGCCGATGGCGTCAAGATGGTTCTCAACGTTTTGCAATACAGCTTCAGTGCAGGAAGTAAGAAGCGTCGCCAGCTCGTTCAGTGTTTCGTGCCAGCCGGCCGTCGCGGGATGGGCATAGGTCGCTATCTCATTATTGAACGCAGCTTCCGCAAATCCCGACAGCTTATCTTTGCCCCAATTTACGGGCCTTTGGCCTAGCATGCCTGCTCCTCCGAGTTCGATACAGAGGCATTCTGCCAGCTAGGCGAGCCACATTGGGCTTCAGCCTTACTCCGCCAATTCTGAAGCCCTTACTTCCAGATCAAGCGTGGTTGTGTATCCGCGATCGGATAGGCTGTTTGTGACCTTGGTTATCACCCACGGCGTGTTGTCGATCTGCGGCTTCCATCCGGTGAGAGTTGCGGGCAGCTCGGGAAACAGATCTGGGCGCCCGCGCGCCAGCGTAATGCGGAACGACGCCACGCCGCGTTGTATGCGGAACCACTCCGCGCGCGCTGCGCGCTCGGCATTCGTCCGCGACGCGTACGTGTGCCGCAGCACCTTCACGTTGTCTGGATTCGGGTTCGGCCGCTCGATCACGTTGGCGACAGTCTTCTTCTTTTTTTTCCCCTTCTTTGCGGGCGTAGCAGGCTTCGTGACCACTTTCACGGCATTCGATGCATCGATGACCACCTCGCCTTTCGTCGCGCGTCGCGCGTCCTGATAGTACGCCTTGACCCCGTTGTAATTCTCTCGATCGGCGACAAGAAAGCTATGCGTGTCGCCTGCCGCGCGCGTGATATTGACAGCTGGCAAGGCGATACCCGAGGCGCTCTGCGCCTCCCCTGTCTTGATGAATAGCAGTCGGCCCTGCTTGATCGTTGCAATCGCGTCGTAGTCCTTCGCCAGACGCGTCAGGAAACTGGTATCGGACTCGCTTGTCTGGTCGACGTGATCCACCACCAGTTTGCCAAGCGACCACGCCACGAACGCGGGGAGGGCGTGATGCTGCGCGATCGCGCTGACGATGCTGCTGATCGTCTGATTGCGGAAAGACTTCTCCCTCCGCACCATGAGGTTGCTGCCGGTCATGTCCGCGCTGCGCGCCCGGATCGTGAGGCGATCAGGCGGACCGCTGTGCTCGATCTCGTCTACCTTGTATCGCCCCTTGTCGACAACGCCCGTATCCTGCCAGCCCAAGCCAAGCGAGAGCATCGCGCCCTTCTCAGGTAGATCGAGAATGCCATCGGCGTCATCCAGCTCGACGTCGAGCTGATCAGCCTCGAAGCCGCGGTTGTCGGTGTGCGTGAGCGAGATCAGCCGCCCCTTGAAGCGTTGCGTGATGTCCTTGTCGCCTTGCTTCAGGCGATATGCCGGCACGGCGGCGGCGGCCAGAAGAGCCTCGGAGACCATGGATAGGTCGGCCATCGATCCTCCTAGAAATTCGAGATGGCGGTTGTGATGGCTTCGGTGACCGTCTCACCGATCAGCTGCTCGAGCGCCCCGTCCACGCGCGTCAGCTTCAGGGAGAACTCGATGCGCCGCGCCTTGCCATCCGAGAAAAAATGGGTACGCGTCTCCGATTGGCTGTCGATCTCGAACATGCCGTAGTACCGGCCGCTGCCCTCGATCAACACGAACGACGAACCGGTCTTGCCCATCTGCTCGAGTACTGTGAGACTGAGGTCGCCGCCAGACAGCTCGGGAAGCAGAACGCCAGAGAGGGAAACGGTCTCTTCGTCGGGACCGGTGAACTGACGCGAGGGCCGGCGGCCCACGCGATTGTTCGACGGATGGCGCCACGATATCTGCCGCTGAAACTCCTGATACGGCACCGTCTCCAACGTGAAGATGAACAGGCCGAGGGCCATGAGCATGATCAATCCCTGTCTGTGAGCCGCGAGCGATCGCGTGCGCCACGCTGCGCCTCGGCGCGTTGCAGCTCGGCGCGGACCATACGCGCGATGGCTTGCTCGTCGGTTCCCGCTGGCGGGTAAATGTTGATGGTGACCGGTGCCGGTGCCGCTGCCGGCGCGGAAGCCGCCGACACTGCAGCAGCGATCGGTGGGCGTCGGTCGAATGGCACCGCAGCCGTGGCCTGACCAGCGCCGATGGCAATCCCAGCACCAATGCCGGCCATGGCCTTCGCTACCTGAGACATCACGCCTAGAGGGCCGGACTGCCCATCCGACAGCCCTTGCTCGAGGCCCGTCATCGTGTGGCCGCCAAGCTCTGCAAATACCCGGCTCGGCGAGTGAATGCCGAGCTTTTCCTTGAACCAGCTCGTCACGCTATCTGCTACGCCAACAATGGCTTCACGTACCGCTGCCACGCGGCTCGTGATCCCGTTGACCAGACCCTGCAGCAGGTTGGCTCCGAACTCGCTGAATTTCTCCGGCAGATCGAATCCAAACCAGCGCAGGACAGGTGCCACCACGTTGTAGAGCGCCCCCATGAGCGACCAGTTGGCGATCAATGCGATCACGCCGCCGATGCCGCCCTGAAACGCCGTGGTGATCTGCGACCAGATACCAGTGAAGAACGCTTTGATCGGCTCCCAATACTTGATGATGAGGAAGGCCCCCAACGCGATCGCCGTGATGGCCAGCCCGATAGGGTTCAGCAGGAACACGCGACCCACAAAGCTGAAGACTCCCATCAGGAAATTGAAGGCGCCGGCCAGGCGCGCCACGATGCCCACACCGCCCGCGAGCTGGATGCCGAGCATTGCGAAACCGTACCTGACGATCACCATGGGACCGAAAGCCGCCGCCAGCGCGAGCGTCAGGCCTCCGAGCACGGTCAGCACGACGCCGATGGCGGCAGCGCCCTTGATGAGCCATGACACGAGCTGGGGGTGTGCGGCAGTGAACGCGTCGAGCCGCTCGAGCGCACGGCCAAACGTCTCCATCAGACTGACGATGGTGGACCGCAGCACCTCGCCGCCGCCGCTGCTGGTGTTGAACATCTGGTTCTGCAGGCGTTGCCACTGTGCCGAAATGGTCTGCTGGCGCGCGGAGAACTCCCGCGACATCGAGCCCTGCGCGTCCTTGCCGTTCGCCAGCTTAAGTTGCCGCTGAAATTCCTCGGGCTTGTCGACCAGCTTGGCGAGCGTGTCGGAATGCTCGAGCCCGGCCAGCTCCACCATGACGCCGATGCGCTTGTCTTTCGGCAGCTTACGGATCGCGTCGATCACCTTGAACAGGGTGCCGGTCGCATCCACCGACATTCCCTTTTGGATTTCAACCGTCGATAGCCCGATCTCCTCCACCGCGGCGTGGAACTTCTTCGTCCCCTTTTCGGCTGCAGCAAACTTCTGTGTGATGGCATTAATGGCCGTGCCTGCGGTCTCGCTGCGCTCGCCGAGCGTCAGCAGCGTGGAGGCCAGCGCCGCCGCGTCAGACGCCGGCATTGCTACCGTGGACACCACACCCGAAATGCGGTTGAGCACGTTGATGATGTCGCTGCCTTTGCTGATGGCGTTGTCATCGAGATAGTTGATGGTGTCGGCCAGCCCCATGATGGCGTTGGTCGGAATCCGGAAGTTCTTGGCGACCTTGCCCATGCTCTCTGCGATCTCGCCTGGCACGGCATCGAATGCCGTTGCCATCATGGCCACGGTGCGCGTGTACTCGATCAACTCGTTGCGCGGCACTTCCATGCGTGCGCCGGCAGTCACCATGTCCGCAATCTGGTTTGTCGGAATCGGCAGCTCCTTGCCAAGCTGCTTGATCTGCCGAGCCATGTCGTAATAGATCTCCGTTAGCTGGCCGCTGGGCGTGCGTGCCCCCTCAACCTGCCGCGCGATACCGAGCATCGCGTCCTCGAAGCTGACGTAATCCTTCACGGCCTTGGCGATGGGCGTCAGGACGATGCCGCCAGCCGCTGCGGTCGACGCGCCCGCATTGAGCATCGCATTGCGAGTCGCCATGCCCCTCTGATACTGCGATTGCGCGGCCGACATCGCGCGATGGCGGTCGGCCACGGCCTTAAGCTGGGTCTGCTGATGTGCAAGCGCCTGAGACGTGCTCGCGATCTGGTCGCGAAGGCTGCGCTGCGCTTGGCCGAGGTTGGACGTGCTGACCCCGGCAGCATCAAGCCGGCCGCGCACCGCAGTGAGGCTCTGCTGCAGCTCTGCCCCGCGCTGTTTGAGCGCCTGCGCCTCTCGCACCGCCGCCTGAAACTGGCGGGTCATGGCTGTAGTCGGACGATCAACTTCGCCCATCGACTGCGCCAGTGCTTTCACGCGCGCCTGCGTGGCGCGCAGCTGATTCTCTGTGATCGCCGCATCCTTCGATAGCTTGCGGAAGCTATCGATGTTGGCCTGCGTAGTATTTAGTTCCTTGAGCTGAGCGCGGGTCGCCTTGACCGCGCGTGCCAGCTCGTTGCTGCTACCCACCATGGCGCGAAACGGCCCCGTCACGCGATCGACCGCCTGCAGCAGGACTTCCAGCTTCAGGTTACGGGATGTGCTCATTACTCGATTCCGCTTCGTTCACGGGCGCGCTCGCGCCAATCCATCAGCTCGGCCACGTCCATTTCGAAGAGACGGTCCGGTGGCCAGTGAAAAATCACTGCAACGTCGGAGATGGCGTCTTCGACTCGCTCGGGAAGCTTTCCTCCTTCGCCGACTTCGGCAGCAAAAAATTGGTCACCGCCGTGGCCAGCTGCGTCAGATCAGCGGGGTCCATCTGGCTGACATCATGCTGGGTCAGCGTCGGCGACGTGATGCGGGGCAGGACCACGTGGAGCGCGGACACATCCATGCGCATCAGATCGATCAGGCTGCAGCCACGCAGCTCGCCCGAGCCGGGCTTGCGCAGCTGCACGGTGGTGATGGTCTGTTCGCCGCGCTTGATCGAGGTTTCGAGCGGAACGTCAACAACGGTTAGTTTGGTCATGGCTTATCCGGTGTGTATGGAGAGGGGATGATTCGAAAGGCAGGCCGGCAACTGCCGCCGGCCGTAGACCTCTTACAGGCCCATCGCCCGACGCTGTTCGGCCAGGCGATCGACACCGAAGATGTTTTCGATGAAGTTGACGTGGTCGATTTCGCACCACACCTCGCCGTTGACGGTGAGCTTGTAGTACGACAGCGACGACTTGACTTTGAACTGGCTGTTGTCGCCGGCCTTGGCGTTACCCATGTCCAGCTCGGTGTGGCGTCCGCGGGCGACGATCTCGACCGCGTCGACGGCACTTTCGTCGTCGCGCTGGTAAGCACCGGCGAAACGGACCATCGCGCCATCGACGGACGTGGTGCCGTAGGACTTGAAAATCTGGCGCTGGAGGCCGCCATAGGTGGCTTCCATTTCCATCTTTTCGTTGCCGAGGTCGATCTCCACCGGACCATTCATACCGCCCGCGCGATATTCCTCGAGCTTGCGCGTGAGCTTGGGCAGCGTCAGTTCTTCGGTCTGGCCCGCGAAGCTGACGCCATCGGCGAAGACGTTGAAGTTCTTGAGTTTTGCTGGCAATGCCATTGCAGTTCCTTTTCAGGTGTGGGCGGCGGGACCGCTTACGCGATCACGGCCTGCGCGAAGTTCATCAGGTAGCGATCGGTGATGCGCTGACGCAGCTGCAGATCCTCGAGCGGCGGCACGGGCGTGTAGTCGTAGTCGATGGCCAGCTGGCCGCTCTTCAGCGTGTCCTTGGTGTTCGCCCCGCTGTCGAACCATGCTTCGCCACCGAGCAGGTAGCCGTTGCGCGTCATACCGCGCAGCTTGGCGTTGATGCCTTCGATGATGTCGCGCACCAGCGTCGGCGTCATTGGCAAGTCAATCGCCCAGGCATGCGCTTCAGCCATCGTGTCGGCCATGATCTGTGCAGTGCGCGTGTAGTTCTCGAACGCGAACAGCGGATCGGAGCTGCACGTACGCGAGCCCCAGAAGCGGAAGCCTTGGAAATTGACTAGCGTGGTGATGTCGTTGCTGTTCAGATAGCCGGCATCGGTGGCGGGGTCTTGCAGATCCCAGAACACATCCTTGGACAGCCCCGTGACGCCATTCACGGCGACGTTGGAAAGCGTCTTGTGCCAACCAGTCTCGTTGTCGATCTTCGCGCGCAGGCCGATCGCGCGTGCCGTGGCCCACAAGGTCTTCTCCGCGTTGCTGACGGTGTCCCAGCCAATGAAGTCCGGCCAGATCGTCATCAGCTCGCGCTGGCCGAAGTTGTCGCGGTACGTCGCAGCCGCTTCCTTTGTTTCGCAGCCGAATGCGGACACATACCCGAACGCACGCAGCTTCTGCGCAATGCCTGCCAGCTCGGTGGCCACCGGCAGGCTGTCAAGGCCGGGGATTGCCAGAATCCGCGGCGTCACGCCCAGCGTGTTCTTGGCCGAGAGCAGTGCCTTCATGCCGGTGAATCGCCCGTTGGCGTCCGTGCCGCCGATCAGGTTGCTGGTGGTCTCCGCACTCGTTTCGCCAGGCGCGACACGGACCACCACGGTGAGCGGATTCGACTGGTCGGTGATGGCATCGAGCGTGGGCGCCAGCGTGCCTTTGTCACCGGCCTTGCCGAGGCTGGCCATGACGTTCGTGAGCAGCATAGGCTTGTTGAGCGGAAAAACCGTAGAGTCGGCATCGTCGGCAGTGCAGACGACGCCGGCCACGGCGGTTTCGATAGTGCGGATGGGGCGGGTACCATCGTTGATCTCGATGACACGGACGCCATGGTGGTAATCGCTGGGCATGCAGTCCTCCGGAAGTGGGCCAGACGATGGCGGAATCGTCCCGGTAGGATGCTGCGCACGCGCGAGGCTGTCGCTCTGGTTTGGTTGTGCCAGCTGCGGGCACAACAGATGCCTTAGCGTTATAGTGCGGGAAGCAGTGTTGCGCTGGTTGCCGGCGGCAACATCCACAGATGCTGCGGATAGACGCGGCGCTAGAGCTCCGGCCGAATGAGTGGCTGGGCAGCAGCGTCGAACGCCCACGCCACCAGTTCCGAGCAGAACCACGCGCCATCATCCTGCCATTCCCGATGCAGCGCGAGCCCCACCAGCGCGGAATAGTCGTAGGGCTTGCCGAGCTGCGACGCAGCGGCCTCGATCACAGCCTCAGGCGAGCGCGCCGGCAGATCTACAAGCGCGAAGTCCGAGGCACGTTCGATTGCCTCTTTGAGCGGAGCACGCCGCACGCCGTGCACGGCGACCGCCTCAATAACCGTATCGCCGTCGATCACCGCCACGTGGGACCATCGTGACCAGGTGAAGGCACGGATGACGGCAGACAGCGGCCAATGCGTCGTCGAGAACATCAGGCGGACGGTCTTCATGGTCATTCAGCGAAGGAAGCGGGCCAGCCGGCCAGCACGTTGTAGTTGACCGGGTCCGGCGACAGTGCGATCTCGCGCCGCTTCTGTTCGGCGACGGCAAAGAGACGGGCGTCCAGTTCCTTGGTGGCCGTCACAACGTCCAATGCCATCTGCACGGTGACGTTTACGAAGTCGCCCGCGAGCGTCTTCCATTGCAGGTCCTGTCCAAGCACGCTAATCGGCTCGTCACCGCCCTTTCCGGCCGCAAGCAGGTCGCGGGCGGTGTCCTTGATGCCGAGCCACTGGATGCGGCTGTCGGCGTCAGAATGGAACCAGTGGGCTCCTACTCGTGCGCCACTTGATTTGAGGCGATCACGTTCGGCTTTGATTGCGGCCCAACGCGCTTCCCTCACTTGCTCCAGTATTTCCGCGTGCTTCTCCGGATCGTCGCTCCACGCACCGTCTTTCCACACATGGAAGGCACTCGGACGCGGAGTTTCCGTCGCGCCGATGTCAAACGGTGTGATGCCAATCTCGTCAATTTCCACGGGAGAAGCATCTGCGGTCGAAAACAACTCGACACCGCGCCAATCGGCACGAATAGCCCATGCCCCATGGCTGAAGACGGCGACCTCGCGATGAGCTGCCGTGGGCGGCGCGATGTCTGTAGCGTTGGCGGGGATCAGCCACACATCTTGCTCCAGCGGCGATGGATCAGCCAGGCCTTCACACAGGAACTCACCGGTCACTGGGGCGTAATTGTAGATATCCATGGATAGCCCTTAGATTTTGATGCAAGCGAGCAACGCGACGTTTCGCGGGCGCGATTCGTTGCCGCCGCTGCCCTCAGACGTCGGATTCGGAAGGAGATTGAAGTTCACGCCGGTTCCGCCGGCATTGATCGCGTAACGTCCCGGCGCATCTACCCAAAATCCATTCGCGCCAGGGGTAAGCGTCTGGTGACTATGGGCAAGATTTTGCGATCCCTGACCAGATGCAAACACGCGCCCAGGGTCGGTACCTCTGCCGTCGTCCCATCCGCGCAGGAATTCGCCGCGCAGGTCAGGCAGGTTAAATGTATTCACCCCATCTCCGACTCCCCACCACGTGCTGATAGCCGCAAACAGGGCGGCATACGCAGTACGACTCACCGCCGCGCCGTTGGCCTTCAACCAGCCAGCGGGAGCTGTGCTGCGCGCGAAGAACGCTATGGCCCCGGCTCCGATTGCCTGCTGAACAAAGTCTGTGCTGGCGGCTTGCGGCGTGGCGGTTCCACCCGCCGCGGTCGGAACAGTTGGTGTTCCCGTGAGAGCTGGCGATGCCAACGGCGCCTTGAGCGCAAGCGCATTAATCGTCGTTGTGGCGAAATTTGGATCATCCCCAAGCGCCGTGGCTAGCTCTCTCAGCGTGTTCAGCGTGGCCGGCGAGGAATCTACCAAGGCGGCGATCGCCGCTGCTACATACACGCCCAGCTTCTTAGGCGTGATGATCTTCGAATCATCGGACGCCGTGTTCGCCTCCACCTGGCTGGCGATAGCTGCCAGGCCTGTGCGCGTCTCTGTTGCAGTGCGAGCGGATAGATTCGCCGGCGTGACGACGCGAGCGGCATCGGTGCCGGTCTGCGTCTCGGCGTCTGTGGCTAGCTCTACCAGCCCGGTACGTGTCTCAGTTGCTGTGCGGGCGGAAAGATTCGCCGGCGTGACCGCACGAACGGTATCGATACCGGTCTGCGCCTCGGCGTCTGTCGCCAGCTCCACGAGCCCGGTGCGCGTTGCTGTTGCGGTTCGGGCCGCGAGGCCAGCCGGCGTCACTGCGCGCTCCGCGTCGGCTCCCTGCTGCGTTTCAACGTCGGTGGCCAGCTCGACAACCCCCTGCCGCTCGGTAGTCGCCTTCGGGTTCGTCCAGTTGGAATTTCCAAACTCGATCAGTGTCGGGTCAATCTCGGTGATGCGCATGTCAGCGGACAGCAACATCATGGCCGATAGCGACTTTTCCAGAATCGGCGTGTTCTGGCCGCAGGTGCCGAGCAGCACGCCGTTGTCCAGATAGAGACCGAACCCGTAGAGCGAGTACTGATCGTCGGTATCGTCGCGCAGCGTGACGTGAATCGTGTCGTCCGCGATGTTTTCACCGCCAAACGTGTCGAGCTTCTTGCGTTCATTCGGCAAGGCGAGCAGCTCGTCAGTCGGTACGAAGGGTGCAGTGGCTACGCCGATCTTCGCTACCTTACGCGCGACGGTGCCCATATTGTCTGGGCCGATGAATGCAGCGCGACCAGCTTTGGTCAGTTTGATGAGAGTTGCGGGCATGGATCAGGAATCGGACAGGGAGAGGCGGGTGTAGACGGCGGCGCGGCACGCTAGAACGACGCCGATGGGCATGGACTTCTGAACACCTTGGGTGACCGTGTAGTGCGCGCGTACGGGCTTGGTTCGATCGATCTCGGCGATCACGTCTTCGACGAACGCTGCGGAGACATCCTCGCCATCACGCCCGCTCAGCGTCAGCACCAGGTCGAACGTCCCCGGTATGCCGCGCGGGTTCATTTGCCACCACTCACGCAGGGCAATATTTCCGCCGAAAGTCGCGACGACTTCGCGCACGGCTGCGGCGGTGCCGTTCTTTCGTGCAATGGGGATCGCCTTGCGCACGCGGGCCCGGCGCGTCTGCTCGGGCCAGTAAGTCTTCCATGCGTCAATGCCGAGGTGCCACGCAAGCCACGGCAGCTGATCGAGAGGGATCGAATCGGGACGCATCAGATACCGCAGTGGCGTCGGGATGTCGCTGACACGCGCACCGGTCTTCGCGACGTTCCGCTCCACCGTGGTGGCGTTCGGTGGCAGGAGGTCAGCCATAGACGCCCCCGTACGCGATATCGATCGCGATGCAATGCGGTGCCTGCGTGTTGGTCGCGGGCACGCTGGCCAGTGGCTCGAGCAGTTCGACGCGCTCGGCACCATCGACGTGTAGCGCTGCATAGAGACCCGACAACGTTACTTCGCGGCCGATGCGATGGGTCTCGGCCACATAGGCGTCGAGCTTTGTCCTGGCCTCGGTCAGCACTACGCTGGAATCCGGACCCGGAAAGGTGTAGATCCGTGCCCGAACGCTGTACGGGACGATCTCCGCCGATTCGACGGTCACGAGATCGGTCAGCGGCCGGACATCGTCGGCACTCAGCGCGGCCTCCACGGCTTGACACAGCTCTTCGTCCGCGCTGCCGTCACCTTCACGCGACAGCACCGTCACTAACACCTCGCAAGGCGCAGGACTGGTCGCCATGGCGTCGAGTACGCGCCCGTCTGCGCCGAGCGCGTGCGATCGGTAAGACCCGGACGGCCCCGCCACCGAAAAGCCCTGTGGAGCGAGCTGGATGCGCTTCCGCAGGTCTTCGTCGTCCTCCATTACCGCCGGCAGATCGTTCACCGGATCCGCAGGCGTCAACGTCAGACGGGCCACTTCGAACAGCGCGCCGAGCTGCTCGAGGTCGGCGCCCTTCGCATAGGCGAGCATGACAGCCCGTGCCGCATCGTTGATGCGTTGTCGCAGAGTGATCTCGCGGTAGCACTGCTCCTGCAGCAGCTTCACGATCGGCTCCGACTCGAGCGCCAGCGTACGAATGATGTCTGGCTGCTGATCGGCCGGATACAGGCCGATGTAGAACGCCTTGCGCTGCGCGAAGAGCGCCTCGAAGTCGATCACCTCGACAACGTCAGGCGCCGGCAGACGTGAAAGATCGATCGGCGTGGTCATGCACGGGCCTCACGCAGGGAAATAGTTGTCGGAGAGACGGGCGTCGTTCGCGGGCCATCCACGCGGCTCGCTTCGATATCGACTGTCAGCGCCCCTGCGGCATCGGACGAGAACGTCAGCCGGTCCACGCTGATGCGCGGTTCCCATTTCACGATGGCGGCGACGGCGGCGGACATGACGCGCAGGCGTGTGACGCCGTTGAGCGGCTGGTCGATCAGGCTCGGCACATCGGAGCCGTAGCTGCGACGCATGGTCCGCGTACCGATCTGCGTCGTGAGGATGTCGCGGACGGACTGCCAGATGTGGGCCATGTCGCTGATCGACCGGCCGGTGGCGCTGTTTAGGCCCAAGTAGGTCATCGCGTGCCCTCGGTCCAGTCCTCGCCGCGTTTCACCGCGCCGTGATCGTGGTCATCGACCACCACGCCATTCGAAGACATCTTGCCGCCCTCATGCGTGACGTCGCCACGGATCAGGTTGCCGTGACTGCCGCCTTCGCCGGCAATACCACTCTGGTAGGAGAGCAGCCCGGTGACGGTCACGTTGCCATCCAGCTTGATGTCGGGCGACTTGACCAACACGCTGGTGCCGGCCTCTACCACCAGCGACTTGATGCCGGTCACGAACATGGCGCTCGCAGCGTGGTCGTACCTGGCCACGGCACCGTCGGCATACTGTGTCACCGTCTCGGTGGCGCTATTGCTGGGCACGTCGATATCGTCGGAAGGAATGCCACACAGCACGATGCCGTTGCGCAGCTCGCCGCTGGGGCAGAGCATCAATACTTGCTCGCCTACGGTTGGCGGGCTCCACGTGCGCGTGCCGCCGGCACGCTGCTCGATCCACGGCAGCCAGTCCGAGGTCAGGCCACCGGTTTGCACGCGCACACGAGGCGGCGAGGCATGTTGCACCTCGGCAATCTTGCCGAGGCGCAACAGGTTCTCAAGGAGGCGGGAGATTTCAGCGAGGTCCATACCCGCCAGCGTGCATTGCGCGCGCGTGACGGTCACTCGCAAGGTGTTGTGACGCGGCAGGCCACAACAACGGCGCGTGCGGCACCTATCTGGTGAGGTGATTCAGGACGAGATCGGTCAGCCGTTCCACATCGCCATCAGCGAAGCCAAGCAGCTCGCGCTGTGCGTAGGTGACTTCCATGCCAGCCTTGTTCACGCGATCGCGCAGCCCGAACTGGTGAACTGCCGCGATGCGTTGCGCATTGCCCGCGAACGTGACCACCGCCGCGTTCTCGTCCGATTGAGCCTTCATGTATCGTGTGGTGCGCAGGCGCATGAACATCGCGCGCCGGATGCGGCCGGGCTTCAGTCGCAACCTCGGCTTGCGCGGCTCATACGCTGAGCCATCTGGATTCCGTTGCTCGCCGATGCGCCGCGACTGCCGCGCGCGCAGCTCGGTCACCACGGACTTCATGAGGGCGCGACGCTGGCTGCTATCCAGCTTGGCGATGAATGCGCCGGCCCACGCCGTCAGCGATTCCAGATCGCTCATGGCGCGGGTAGCTCCCATGCCGAATGGTCGTCGTTCTCGTCTACCGGCTCGGGGGCGTGCGTCACGTCATACTCGCCGTCGACCACCTTCACGATGACGCGCTCGGTGAGCGGGAGCTTCATCAGCAGGTCCACGGTGGTGTGGCTGAGAATGTCCACTTCAAACTTGAAGCCGTCCGGGCGCTTGTCCGGATTGTTGAACAGTTCCGGCTGGTTTGCGCGCAGCCACGCGAGCACCGGCACCGTGATGGCGTCCGCGCTCGCGGCGAAGTCGGTCACCAGCACGGACAGTGTGTATTGATACTCGAACGAGATTGTGCGCGCTCCCGTTGCCACGACTCGCCCCTCTTCTACGAATAGCTGCAGCTTGTCGGGCTCGGTGACGAATCCCGGTACCGCCGCCGTGATCGCCATACGCAGGCTCGCGGGCTTCATCATGGCGCGGGCTCCCCGACGATGACGACGCCTTGCGCTCGCAGCGTCTCCTGCAGCGAGGTTAGGGCTGCGGCGTTGAGGTTGCCGGCGGCGTAATTGTCGGCGACGGTACCGGCGACGGCAGAGAGTGATACGCCAGAGGGGGCCGCATCAAAATCTCCGGAATCCGGATCGAGCACTGCGCCGGCTGCGGCGGCGTCATGCAGCCGGACAAAGCCAGCAGGAACAGTGCAGGCAGCGTCAGCCTGAGTCGGGACATAGCGGGGAAGCTCCTTGGTGATGTTGGCGCTGGCGGCGCGTATGGCCGCTGCGCGATCGATGTAATGGGTGACTGTGATGACGCCGGCCTCGGTGCTGTCGAGCTGGGCACGCAGCGACACGACCTCGGCCTTCGCCGCGGCGGCGTCGCGTTGCACCGTGCGATATCGCTCCGTCAGCCAGGCCCCGGTACCGGCCGCGCCGAGCAGCGCAAGCAGGGCGGCGATGGCGATCGCGAGGCCGCGATTCATGCCGCCACCTTTTCGTCTTCGGCGTAGCGCTCAAAGGCGCGCGCGAGGCGTACGTCATAGAGGTGCGTCTTGTAGTCCTCGCCGTTGTAAATCTCCGCCACTGTCGACCACTTCAGTGCCTTGAGCGCCTTGAGCAGCGCCGCGTCGGTTGCAATGAAGCGCACGAACGCGTCGAGCTGCTGGGCCTCGCCGAGCCGCATCGTATCGGCGTACTCCAGCGCGCTCGCGTAGCCCAGCCGCTTCCAGTGGAAGCCCATGATCTGAAAGCTGCCCCAGCTCGACGACTCGACCGCACACGTCAGATCGATATCCGCCGCCTGCGCCAGACGCATGTGTTCGCCAGTTCCGCCGAGGTAGCCGCCGGCTTTCGGATTGACGATGTTGGGATAGCGCCCGGCCAGCCCGGCGGCATCCATGCCGGCCGCATGCAGCTGCCGGTACATGATGTGGCGTTCGAACAGGATCTTCGGCCGCTCGTCCGTCAGGAAGCCGGCCCCGTTGGATTCGACCTCGTTGAGCGCCCGGACAGCGGCGAGCCTCACGCCGAGCTGCTGGGCCGCGCGCGCAAGGTCAGCGGCGCCGAGGTGATTGGGATGCTTGCCGTCGAGCTGCAGCGCGAGCATAGTCTTCGGGCCTGCAATACCGTCCACCACGAGGCCGTAGCGCGTCTGCGCAGCCCACACGGCCGAATAGGTGTCAGCATCGAATGCAGCGGTTTGCTCGAGCTTTGCGCCACGCACGCGCAGCAGTCGCTGCAGCTCGCGTACGGCGGCGCCGATATCACCGCGTCGCAGGATAGTCATGATGGGTTTTCCGTAGCAAACGAAGCAGGAAGGACTCGGCACTCGACAGATCTGCGGCACCAGTGACGCGGAAGAGCTCGACTACGTTACCGCGCACCGCGTACACCGCAAGGCAGAGGACTGCAACGACGCCGGTCAGCGCGAGCATCGCCCATTCGTACCGGCCGAACAGCACGCCAATGGCGACGGCGCCTGCCATGACGATCAGGCCATACGCGAGGCGTGCCGCCCATGGCCGATGCGCGGCGCCGTCACGCCGGAAGAACAGCAGCCGGACGGCGATCAGCGCGCACAGGACGGCCTGCAGGAGGAATAGCGTCTTCACTTGCCACCTCCGCTACCGAACCGGCCCAGCAGGGCCACCAGACCGTCCTTGTCGACAAGGCGGATCAGCGAGATGAGCAGCTTCACCAGCACCGCCGACGCCACGAGCGCGCCGACGCCGTGGCTGACCTCGGTGTCAGCCGGCAGCGCGCGCGCGATCAGGGAGGCGGCCAGCGGTGCGGCCAGCCAGCCCATGAGGATCGACAGGCAGAGGAAGGCCAGCTTCTTGATTGCCGACAGCTCGTCGGAGGTCAGTGCGAATACTGCGGCGCCGGCAAAGGCGCCGAGCACTGTTGCAGCGTCAACGCCCGGAAGCAGGGAGATCGCACCGACACTGGTCACCGCGACGGCGGCGGTGGTGCTGGCGGAGATGGGTTCGGCCATGTTGGTTCCTTGGGTCAGTCCCACAATTGCACGCGCTGTACTTCTGGCTGCGGCGGCAAGTCCGGCAGGTCAACGACCGTGCCATGAGGCAGGACCGGGCCGAGATCAGCCAGGCCCCGGTTTGCTTCGAGTACCGCCTCTGTGACGCCGGCGGTCTGGCCATAGATGCGCTGACAGATCGCATCGACGGTTTCACCCTGCATCGCGATCACACGCATCAGATCAGCTCCACCGTGCTGCGCGACCGGCCGACGATGTCGCTGACGGCCCAGCGCGCATCCCGCCGCAAATCCTCGACCGCCTGCATCAGCGCTTCGGCCTTGCGGTCGCCCGCTGCGGTGGCGTCGTAATCCCGATATCGCTCGATCAGGCCGGCGCGTGTCTCGCAATAGATCGCACGCAAGTAGCGATGCACGTGCGCGGGCTGGCCGTCGATCTGCGGCGAAGGCACTGCCGCCAGCGTCGCGTAGCCGGCCTCGGTCTGCAGCGCACGCCACGCGGACAAGTCCTGATTCACCGACAGCGCGGCTTCGGCCAGCGCAGCACGCAGGCGCTCGGCCGTCACGGTGCCGTCCTGCCGCATTCCCGCAGTGGCCGCGTCAACATCGATGTCCGGAAAGAAGCCATCGTTGGCGATCACGTTCTGGCCAGAGGCGGCAGGCGCGGAAGCGAAGAATGAGGACATGAGGCTGCATTTGTTAGGTGGAGGCGGTGGACGGGGTGATCGTTCGGGTTGGCCTTTCGGCGCTGCCTTGGATCACCCCGTGCCGCCTGATGCGCGGGGTCACGCTCGGTGTCAGCCCGTACCGCCCTCCTGCGAGGCGGCGGGGCCGGCATTCTTGATGTCGCGTTCGAGGCGCTCGATGTCCTTCTTCACGCCGACCTTGTCGTGGAGCTGTAGCGCGCGTTGCAGATGGTCGAGCGCATAGCGACGGCACGCCTGCTTCTGGATGGGCGATGGCAGGCTGTCCACCTGTGCCAGCGCCACGTAGCCGATGGCCTTGTGGAGCTTTGCGCGCACCTCGTCGGGCATGTCCTCGGTCTGCACGAGCTGCGCCACCTCGCTTAGCGCTTCGGCATCGACCGGTTGACCGGCCTCGGCCCCCTTGATCGCCATTGCGGCGTATTCTTCCGCGATCAGGCATGCGGTGGTCCGCTGGTATTGGTCGGGCATGACCAGGCCGTGACGGATGGCATAGCGGACGAGCGGCAGCGCAGCGGCGAAGTCACCGACGTCGATGTGCCAGACCATGATGGTCATGAACACCTCATCTTGCGCACCCGTGTCCGCCTCGAGCACGCCCTGAATCCACGGGGAGTACTCCGCCAGCATGCCGCGCTTGGCGTCGGCCTTGCGCTCGATGGACTGGATCAGCTTGAGCGACCGCTTGTGCTCGGCGAGCTGGGCCAGCATCAGCTCATGCCCTGTGGCGTGATGGAGCGGGTTGGAGGCCGCGTCAGTTGCGGCCACCAGCCCTGCCGTCACACGCAGGAAGTGTCGGCGGGCTGGGCTGGTCATTGCTGGGCCACCTGAATGTTCTCGGCCATGGCCGCGCACGTCAGATCCTCGATCACGTACGCGTCGTTGCTCGACTCGAAGTTCTCGATGCGATCGCGCCGCGCGTTGTCGATGATGGTCCGGCGCAGCGAACCCTCCTGCCAGTAAATCGACAGGTTGTCGAGGCGCGTCACCAGCAGCGCGTTCGGCGGGAAGAACGGCACGCGAATCGCCGGCAGATTGCCAATGCGCTTCTGGCTGATGATGAGGTCAGCGGCCAGCTTCTGGGTCGGGTCGCGGTCCTTGTTCAGGAGCGGGAAGTACTTGTCCGCCAGCAGCTCGCGACCGCAGATCACCACGAGGTCCGGATCTTCCGCATACCACGGCGCGATCATGTGATTGACCAGGTCGAACACCAGCGAATCGAGGCTCGCGTAGTCGCGGGCGGCATCGGTGTCCGGGCCACCGACCACGATCTTGCTGTTGGCCTTGCCATCGGCCATCACGCGTTGCGGGGCCTGTTCGCGCAGATTCTGCAGCCAGCCCTTGTTCACGTCCTGCAGCAGCGGGTTCTGCGTGCGGTTGGAGGTCGCCGCGCGGGCGATGCCGTTGAAGCCGGTCGCGATGCGGTCGAGCGCCTTGCGCTTGGTGACGGCATCCCGGATACGCGTCTGGAAGTCCGGGAACTTGGCCCACGCATCGAGCAGCTTGTAGGTGATGTGCGTATCGGAGTTGGTCTGCTCGCAACGGTAGCCGCGACCGTCCATATCGATCAGGCTCGTCGTCTGACGATCGTTCTGCGTGGTGTCGGTCGTGCTGGCGACCGGACCCGTGACGCCGAGGCCGATCTTCTCGCCCTCCTGTTCCGCAACGCCGTAGACGTTGATCTTCGTCAGGAACTCGCTCGATTCCTGAACCTTGTTTTCGAGCTTCTGCTGAACGCTCGGCTGCACGCTGAACTTGCGATCCACGCGATCGACGCCGTTGAGCTCGGCAATCTTGGCTTCGTATGCCGTGAACTTACGGCGAGTTTCGTTACGCATTGAATTGGCTCCGGGTATTGGTGAAGGTGTGGTGCTGTCCGGGGGCCGGTTTCAGCAGTCGGTTTCGATATCGCCGGCACTGCCGCCGTTGCCCCCCGTGGCGGCGGGGCGGCGGCTGAAAGTCTCGGCGCTTTCGAGTTCGCCCTTGAGCGTCGAGAGCTCCTTCGTGGCAGCGGTCTGGTCTTCCTTCACCTTGTCCACGCTCTCGGCGATGGTCTGCATGGCTTGCTGCAGCTTGGTGAAGTTCTCTCCCATGCCCTTCACCTGCGCGGCCAGTTCTTTCATGGCCTCGCTGGTGTCGGCGTGCTTCGCCTCGTTGCCCGCGTCGCTCGCGTCCTGACGCGAGAAGATGCGGCGGATTGAAGCGGCGAGGTTCGACGTCTCCTTGACCTTGTCGTCGGGCCTGTCTTCGGAGAAGTCGAACGACACTTCGACCGCTTCGGAGAACAGGTTCTGCGGATCCTGCTTACGCTCGGCCAGCGGGTTGACCTTCGCCTTCGCGCTGAAGGCCAGCATCTCGCAGCCGAGGCTCGCAGGGTTGTCGGTCACAGCGAGGCCGGTCAGATACGCGCCGTTCGTGTCTGCGAATTCCGGAGTCACCTCCATCGAACAGAACACCTTCTGGCGCGCCTTGTTGAAGGCCACCAGTTCGGCCGTGGGGTCGAGCTGCGCGAAGAGCCGCATCTTGCCGTCCTGCTCTTCGGACTTCAGTGCCAGCACGTCGCCGTACGCCTTGAACAGACCGGTAGGGTCGTAGCCACGAATGTGCTCCATGTTGATGCGCGCGCCGTACGTCTTGGGGTCGTAGCTGGCGGCCATCTGCACGATCATCTCGCGATCGATCACGCGCCCGTCACTCGTTGCGCCTTCGGTAGCGATGCGGAAAAACTTCGGGTTCTTGACGGCCATGGGTTCCTCGTCGGTGTTGGTTCGGTGTGGTGTGGTCGTGTTGCCATGTTCGGCGTGGCGCCGCGCGCGGGCAACGCAATCGTGTTGTGCAGGCATGCGGCACAACAGCGCCCGCGTGGCACGCGCGCGCGCGACCGGTAGCGTTGCGGCATGACTACGCTTCCGCCCATCACCTCGATCACGCTCGACCCGGAAATGGAGCCGCGACGCATCGCGCGTGCGCTCTATTGGCGCGGCTATCGCGTAGCCCGCATCGCCGAGATGCTGGGCAAAAAGCCTTCGACTATTCACAGCTGGAAGCAGCGCGAGGAATGGGACCGGGCGGATACCGTCACGCGCGTCGGATCTGACCTTGAGTCGCGGATGGCGCTGCTGATTGCCAAGGAGAACAAGGAAGGCAAGGACTACAAGGAGATCGATCTGCTCGGGCGACAGATTGAGCGCCTGGCACGCGTGCGTCGTTACGAGGATGGCGGCAACGAGGCGGATCTGAACCCGAAGGTGGCGAACCGCAACAGGGGGCCGCGGCGAGTACCCGAGCGCAATGCCATCAGCGCCGAAGAGCAGGAGCAACTGGTCGATGCATTCATGGACTCGATGTTCGACTATCAGCGCGGATGGTACGAAGCCGGGCTGACCGAGCGCATCCGCAACATCCTGAAGAGCCGCCAGATTGGCGCGACGTGGTACTTCGCCCGCGAGGCGTTCATCGACGCGCTCACGACCGGTCGCAATCAGATTTTCCTGTCAGCCAGCAAGGCGCAGGCGCACGTCTTCAAGCAGTACATCATCCAGTTCGCCAAAGACGCAGCAGGCGTCGAGCTCAAAGGCGATCCCATTGTGTTGCCCAACGGGGCAACGATGTATTTTCTCGGCACGAACGCGCGCACCGCGCAGAGCTACCACGGCAACCTGTATCTGGATGAGTACTTCTGGATCCAGCGCTTTCAGGAGCTGCGGAAGGTCGCGTCGGGCATGGCCATTCATTCGAAGTGGAGGCAGACGTATTTCTCCACTCCGTCGAGCCTTGCGCACGAGGCATATCCGTTCTGGTCCGGGGCGCTGTTCAATCGTGGTCGAAAGAAGGAAGACCACATCCGCGTCGACGTGACCCACGCCAGCCTGCAGCGCGGCATGCGATGTGCCGATGGCCAGTGGAAGCAGATCGTCACCGTCGAGGATGCAATCGCAGGCGGCTGCAACCTGTTCGACATCAGTCAGCTGCGTCTCGAATACAGCGATGCGGACTTCGAGAACCTGCTCATGTGCGGGTTCATCGATGACACCGCATCGGTGTTCCCGCTGTCCATGCTGATGCGCAGCATGGTCGATAGCTGGGAGGTGTGGGAAGACTACCGGCACTGGTCGCCGCGCCCGCTTGGCAATCGCGAGGTGTGGGTGGGCTATGACCCCAATGGCGGCGGCGGCGACAGCGCCGCGCTCGTGGTGGTCGCGCCGCCGCTCGTGGCGGGCGGCAAGTTCCGCGTCCTTGAGAAGCATCAGTTCCGTGGCATCGACTACGAAGAGCAGTCGGACGCCATCAAGCGCGTCTGCGACCGCTACAACGTGGGCTACATCGGGATTGACCGCACCGGCATCGGCGACGCTGTCTACAAGCTGGTCGTGAAGTTCAGGCCCGACGCGGAGGGCTTCACCTACTCGGTCGATGTTAAGACCGGACTGGTGCTCAAAGCGCACGACGTCATCAGCAAAGGTCGCCTTGAGTTCGACGCCGGATGGACCGACTTCGCTGCGTCGTTCATGTCGATTCGCAGAACCACTACAGCGGCCGGCGGGCGCGTCACGTACCAGGCCGGTCGCTCCGAAGAAACCAGCCATGCCGATCTGGCGTGGGCATGCATGCACGCCATCGCACACGAACCGCTCGAAGGCGTCACCACCACCAATACCAGCATCATGGAGATGTCATGACCCGAAAGAATCGTCGCGCTCGCGCGGAGACCGTTAATCACGCTGCGCCATCCGTGGCGGACGCGAGCGCAGCTGCTGCGAGCATGGAAGCGTTCACATTCGGCGATCCCGTTGCGGTGCTGGACAGGCGCGAGCTGCTCGACTACATCGAGTGCCAGCGCGTAGGCGAATGGTTCGAGCCGCCGATGCCATGGGATGGCCTCGCACGAACGTTTCGGGCCGCCGTGCATAACAGCTCGCCCATCTACGTGAAGCGCAACATCCTCGTATCGACGTTCATCCCGCACAAGCTGCTGTCGCGCTCAGCGTTCGCGCGCTGGGTGCAGGACTTCCTTGTCTTCGGCAACGGCTATCTGGAGCGCCGCGACAATGCGCTCGGCAGGCCGGTGGCACTGGAGCCCGCGCTCGCCAAATACATGCGACGTGGCACGGACCTCGCGCGCTATTTCTTCGTGCAGAACTGGCAGGACAAGCACGAGTTCAAGGCGGGCAGCGTCTTTCACCTGATGGAGCCTGATATCAATCAGGAGGTGTACGGCCTGCCTGAATACCTGTCCGCGCTCAATGCGACGTGGCTCAACGAGTCGGCGACGCTGTTCCGCAGGCGCTACTACAAGAACGGCAGTCACGCCGGTTTCATCCTGTACATGACCGACGCCGCGCAGAAGCAGGAGGATGTCGATGCGCTGCGCGAGGCGCTGAAGAACAGCAAAGGTCCGGGCAATTTCCGCAACCTGTTCATGTATGCGCCGCAGGGCAAGAAAGACGGCATTCAGCTGATTCCGGTGTCGGAAGTGGCTGCGAAAGACGAGTTCTGGAACATCAAGAACGTGACGCGCGACGATCAGCTCGCCGCGCATCGCGTGCCCCCACAGCTCATGGGCATCATCCCCCATAACACCGGCGGCTTCGGAGACGCGGAGAAAGCCGCGCTTGTGTTCGCTCGTAATGAAGTCAAGCCGTTGCAAGACAGGCTGATGGAGGCCAATGAGTGGCTAGGGCAAGAGGTTGTCCGCTTTGAAACTTACAGCCTCGGCGCAGCGTAGTTACAACGAATAGTTGTAGTACGCCGAGGTTTCATAGTCATAGATGCTGACGTTCGCGCCGGTTACCGTGCCCTCGAAGTGCTTCCGTGAGTCGTAGTCGTAACCGCTAAAGCGATTGCCATCGATTCGCAGATCAATGTGTGCTCGATTGCCATAGTCGTAGAGCTGAGTGAGGGAGCCCGAGCAGTAGCACCGCCGCTCGTAGTCAAACACACTGACGCCGCCGCTAGCGATATCGCCCGTAAAAGCTGCGTAGCGTGATTGGGAATAGTCATACACGTGGCTGGTGTCCCCTCCCGAGATGGCGCGGCCCGCGATATAGGCAATGCAAGCTCTGGTGGCTTTATTCATGTTGCACCCCAAACTTGTGGAACGGTTGCTAGGATCTAGTTGGCTGAATCGGCCCGCCACCATAGAGGCGAGCCGACGTCCCACTAACCCAACGCCTTCGCGATTTGATGCAGAGCGATCCACATCATCAGGAAGGGCACGAGGATTTCGCCCCAGGCAATGCTACGCACGCCGCCTTGGATCTGCATTTGAATTCCAGCCAGACATGCCAGGAAGGCAGATGCAGCCGAGACGCAGCCGAATGCCAGTGCAACGTGCCGATCGATGTCGTTGAAAACGAGCACCACGAACATCGCCGCGAATGCGATGAAGCTAAAATACGGTCGGACTTTTGCCATGGCCAACCTCAACGCTTCTTATCGCGGGGCGGACACGGGTCATTGCCATAGCTATCGCTATCGCGGATGACGCCCTTCCGATCGTGGATAACGAGTTCCGTATGGTCACGCCGCGCTTGGTTCCTTCCAAGCGACATTGCCTCGTCTTTGGTGGACGTGACTCGACCGGCGCGCGATGCACCTTCCTTGCGGGTAGCCCAGCCGTCGGCATGAGGCACCACGTGTATAGGTTGCTTTGCCATTTTGTTTCCTATGTTCGAGTGAAGTCTCCCGGCAGGCGAGAGCCCACCGGGTACTACATTGCCTACTGCTTAGCGTTGGTCAGTAAGGCATGCTGCGCCAGTGCGAGCACACGAACTCAGGACGGCCAAACCGGACCCTCGTATAGGCGCACACACGGACGACTTTGGGACGTACGTTCTGGATGAACATGACGGAACCCTCCGTAGTGATTTCGCCTCGAAAGTAAACTTTGGCCTTGATTGATCCGATATCCGTACATAGAATACCGGTCGCACACAATCATATGCACAAAGAGAAAGCAGGAGGCTCTTGTTCCGCTCTCTTTTCCCAAAGCGCCTTGTCGAGCTGCAACTCGCAAGTGCGCTTTTTTATTTGCCCGCGGCATACAGCTTGAGCTGATACTCCGCGGCATCCATTGAAACGCCACACTGGCGAGCGACGTCATAAACGCTCATTCCCATCACCAAGTGTCGTGGGACAAGCAGCTCGCCTTGGAAGCATTTGGCTTGCCATTCAGGGTCCTCAAAGGACTTCAATGCACCGCCGAAATTCCTGTGCAACGCCGGTGATCGCGCGTGCATCAGATAGTGGCCCAGCTCATGTGCTACGGTGCCCCGGTCTCGACCTTCATGAGCGTAGGCGCGCTCGTAGATGTCCTCACGCAGCATGATGGAGACTTCGTCCCCGTCACGAATTGTGAGTCCATGCGACGAGCCCAGCTCCTCATATGTGGCCACTTGAAAGTGATACTCCTTGTCGAGTTTCGGCATCACTAGCTCCACCACCTCGAGCGCTGGAAACCAGAGTTGTTGCGCCAGCCCGAGCGACTGGCGCAGTTGCGCCGATGTCGCGCGAATGTCCGCCCTGCTCTGAGGCGTGGCACGGAAGTTGTGCATTATTTGCTCTCCCCACGCGGCTTAAGCAGCAGCATTGCCTGCTTAAGCGTCGCCATATCGTCGTCTGAGAGGTCGCCGAATCGGCGAGCCAGTGCCACTGCCAGCCCGCGGCGCTCTTCGCTCTGATTGGCCAGATCGATGGTCACACTGCGAGCAGACTCATCGATGGCTTGATTCAT